GGTACATAAAATTTTGAATCTAATTCATCTACTTTAACATACCCTAAAAAAAGACCATTAGTATCAACTGCTAATTTTCTGATACCATATTCTTTTCTCTTATCTACAATAAAACTTTTAATTTCTTCTATTTGTTTTTCATTTAATTCTAATGGTTCTTGATTTACATCTATACCATATTCTTTTATATTAACCGTATTATACTTTATAAATTCATATTCAAATGAGAATATAGGCTTTTCTTCAAGTTGAATAAGTCCATTCTCATCTTGAATAAAATTAACTAGTTTGTCCCATATAAATGTTATCATTTCATATCCTTATTTTATTAAGCTACAGTTCCTGCTACAGTACCATATGTACCCCAAGTTAAACTATTCCCATTAGTTTGAACTGCATAGCCAGCAGCTCCACCATTACCTCCAGAGTAAACTTGATAGGAGTAACTCATATAATTACCAATACCAATGTTACCTGAGTTACCAGCTTGACCGTAACCAGCTGAATTACCACCATTACCTCCTATCCATCGATCGCCGGGATTTTTGGGGTCTTTACCATTTGAATCAATCCGAACTTTACCACCTATACCACCAACTCCAGCGGAAACTGAACCACCATCAGCACCATTTCTTTCAAATTGACCAATATAACTTCGGATAGATGATACAGCACCAACACCATTAGTACCATTACCTTGTGCGGCACCACCACCACCGCCAGCATAAAGTGCGCCGGGTGCAGGCAGACCAAAACCATCATAGGGATATGTTGATTTTGCAAGACCGCCACCACCTCCACCACCGCCACCAGCATAAATTATCGAGTTATTATATATCGTTACTGGATAAGATAATGATATTGCAGTACCACCAGCGCCGCCATCACCACCTGTACCAGAACTAATACTACCACCAGCGCCGCCATTACCACCTCTTCCAATAATTTCAGAATTATTTACAATTGTTATAGTAGAGCCACTTGGCCAACCAGTACCAGTAGTAAATGCTGAAGCACTTGCATTAGTAGAATATATTCTTGCATTGTTATTAAAAGTAACAGCATACGGAACACTATAAGTGCCATAAGTTGCAACTATCCAATCCCATAAATTTAATTGGTCATAGTTTGTTGCTAATGTGGCATTAATAGTGTATGTTCTTGATGTGCTATAAAATTGACTAGCAGATATTTGTCCACTTGTTGGTATATTAGCATTTGCTGAAAAATTCCCTACATATGCACCACTCTTATAATATTCACTTAAACTAATAGGATTACTACCAGTAAACTCTGTCTGTATTTGTGATAGTGATATTGCACCGGAGGCTTGTAATGTCATTTAATGCCTTTACCAATTGATTTTTTCTTCTTCATCATCTTCGAATGATGGTATATTTATCGCAAAATCTTCTGGCTTTAACATATACTCGCCTGCTCTTTTACGATTAAGATTCTCTATTGCATATTTATTCATCTGTGCAGTCGCTATTCCTTCAGGTGTTCTGTAATATTCAGTCAATTTAAGACTACGTTTTAATTTATCTTCTTGACTATGTGTTCTTACATTACCACAACTACGACTACAATATGGTCCTCTTTTGTTGTGTTCAGTGCCACATCTAGGACATTCTTTCATGCTAATAGATTATTGATATAATAAACTGCTTCAGTCTCACTAGTAAAATATCTTATTAGAACTTCATCACTAGCGATAGACTGAAACAGTAACAATACATTATCACCACATATTGAAAACTTAATAATCCATCCTCCTCTAACAACAGGAATGAAACTTTTTGTATTACTTCTTATTGCCTGAAAAGGCGTAATTTCCTTGGATGATTTGTTTTGCATTTTCCGTACCAGTTTCCATAAATTTTACTATACTATCTAAGTATGTATTCTTTTCGGAACCTGTAAATTTACTAAATGCATCTACATATGATTTAACTGCACCGACCTGAACATCAATCAAATCTACTGCTAACTCTTGTGTTTTCTTAGTATCAAACATTGTATTTTCTCCTTAGTGATTTTGCTTCCGCTAATGAATCTACCATAATTTTAATAAAATTCTTAATCTTTTCCAACATTTTAGTCCTCTTTAGTAAAGGCCTCACAATGAAGCCTATACTATTATATATCAAAAAATGATACAATGCAACATAAATTTAAGATGATATATTTACAACCTTCGCATTAGATAATTTCAACTGAGCATCTTCTTGTTGTATCCTTGCCAAGATATAATCTTTTACCAATGATGAACGAACTATATCTTCAACTGTAAATTCAATACGTGTAAAGGCAGACATATGCATAGCAATATCAAAGAACTTTAATATGCCACTCATATCATTCTTACGTTTGGTTAAATCTGTTTGTCTATAATCACCACACCATATAATTTTAGACCTATAACCTACCCGTGTCATAACAGTATCAATCTCTTCAAAATTCAAATTCTGCATCTCATCTACAATAATGATTGCATCATCAAATGACATACCACGAATGAATGAGGTTGATATGAACTGAACATAACCCTGTTCTTCTAATCGTTCCCATGCATCTTTACGATCAAATAGAGTATGACAGATTTGTTTGTATGGTTGCTGGTAGATATCCATCTTCTCATCTACATCACCAGGCAAGTGTCCCATCTCTCTTGACTGAACTGCTGATCTAACAATAATAACTTTTTTGAATGTATTTGATTTATCTAAAACTTCTTCTAATGCTTTGTATAATGCACAGAAGGTTTTACCTGTACCTGCAACTCCGTGTAATGCTATAAAATAATCGCCATGTTTATATGCATCAAAGAATGACTTTTGGTTCTCTGTTAATGGTTGAAAGGTTCTTAGGTCATCAATTCTGAGTTTGAGAGTTTGATGACATTTGGTTGTTTGTTTTTCAACGACATTATTTGCAGATTGTTTTCTGGACATAGTATTCCCTTTAAATGGGCCCGATGTATTTTACATGAGACCCAACTGTTATAGTATTCTTCAGATAACAAGGCATTTCTTGTAAATATTTCATATGTTTCAAAGTATGAACAAGGTGCTCTTGTTTTACATAGATGTAATATTGTTCTTTTGAAATTCTCCTTTCCGTATTGTTGAACATCTTTCTTTACTTCTTCAGAGGAAGACCAATATGTCAACCAATCAGATTGTTTTCTGATCTTCTTCTTTTTACCTTTGATTTGTTGTGTGCCAGATTTAGTAAAGAACTTACGACCAATATATTTCTTACCGGTCATAAGATTCTCTATAAGATATACGAAACCATAATAGGTTTCAACGTCTTGTGGTGTGAATTCAATATTATTATAAAACCATGTCATAATAATATATAGTTAATTACATATCTTCGTTTTGATATTCTTTATTTACTATAAGATATTCAGTGCAAAATGGACAATATGTTGGACTATCTTCACAATCATCCTCATCGTAAATTATTTTATACTTTGAATCACATTCTTCACAGTGATGTTTTAAAATCATTTTCTATTCCTTATGATGCTTTCCCCCATACATCTCCCCATGAACCACTTAATGCACCCTTTGCATAATCTGTAGCACGATTCTCAAAAAAGTTTGTATGAACTGGTGCATTGATCATCTCTTCAACCCATGGTAAGGGATTGCGTTTAACTTTAAATATGCCTTTAAGACCCAATGATATCAGTCTACGATCAGCAATATATCTTATATATGTTTTAACATCTTCGGGTGTTAAACCTTCAATTGCACCTAGATTGAAACACAAATCAATGAACTTATCTTCTAACTCAACCATTCTCTCTGCAATACTATAGATTCTTTCTTTCAACTCATCATTCCATATCTCTTTGTTCTCTTCAATAAATGTTCTAAACAACTTAATCATAGACTCAGCGTGCATTGTTTCATCTACAATAGACCATGTAATGATCTGTCCCATACCCTTCATCTTACCATGCCGAGGGAAGTTTAATAACATAATGAATGAACTAAACAACTGCATACCTTCAGTAAATGCACTGAATACAGCAATATGTGTTGCAGTATTATCTAAGGTAGAATTCTTTTGCGATATATCCATTACATAATCATGCTTCTCTACCATCTCTTTGTATTCAATGAATTCATTATAGGTAGACTCGGGCATACCTAATGTTTCAATGAGATGGCTATATGCCGCAATGTGTAATGCTTCTCGTGCTGCAAACCCCATCAACATCATACGAACTTCAGGTTGAGGGAAATGAGGCAGATAATTATTAACATAACCACCCGCTACATCAATATCACCTTGAGTAAAGAATCTAAAAATGTTAGTGAGAAATTTCTTTTCTTCAACTGTTAGTTTCTTCTTCCAATCTTTAACATCTTCTAACATAGGTACTTCACTATGAATCCAATGTGATTGTTCATGTTTCAACCATGCATCATATGCCCATGGATAGTTAAACGGTTTGAATGATACTCTCGTGTCTGTCAGTTTTGATTTTGTTTTTGCGGCGTTCATATTTCTTTGCTCCAATAATTGTTACATTGCTTTCTGTTTCTATCCATACTCTTGCACCACAAGATAATGGTTTATCTGGACTATACACTATTTTTGAAGGACCGTCAATAGATACTTCATGACCATAAGTGTTTGTCTTTCCTTGTTTAACTGTAACAACTGGTTCATTTTCTTTGTGTATTCTGTTACTCTTTATTATGTGTTGATTAACATGAATAATAGTTTTCATTATATTAGTCCTAGTTTCTTCCAATCTTCACGAATCTTATTCTTTACATTGATAGGCAATGCAACATAATCTAATTCATCTGCTAACTTATCACCACTAGTAAATGCCCAATCAAAGAACTTCAATGCATCTTTAACTTGAACAGGGTTAGTTGGCTTAACGTGAACTAATATGAATGTAGCACCACTAATAGGCCATGCACCTTTACCAGATTGATTAGTCAATATTTGATAGTATGTTTTGTTCCACTCTGCATTAGCAGCTGCCGCACGGAATGCATCTTCATCTGGTGCAACCCATGTGCCTGCAGAATTCTGAACTTGAACCCAATTCATTTTAGTTTGTTTAACATATGCATACTCAACATAACCAATAGAACTAGGTAACTGTTTGATCATCGCTGCAACACCTTCATTACCTTTACCGCCAGAACCTTTCTTCCAATTTACTGCAGTGCCTTCACCAATTGTATCTTTGAATTCTTTATTAACTTTACTTAGATAGTTTGTCCAGATGAATGTTGTACCACTACCATCTGCTCTACGAACAATATTAATCTCTTCACTAGGCAATGGTAACTTAGGGTTCAGTGCTTTGATTGCAGGATCATCCCATTTAGTAATCTTTGCTAGATAGATATCAGCGATGATAGTACCAGTCAATCGTAACTGACCTGCTTCAATACCTTTTACATTGATAACTGGAACAACACCACCAATCACTGTAGGGAATTGAAACAACCCAGTCTCTTTTAACTTATCATCTGTCAATGGCATATCACTTGCACCAAATGCCACTGTCTTTGCCTCAATTTGTTTAAGACCTGCACCTGAACCTACACTTTGATAATTGATTTGTATATTTGTCGCTTTGTTATAACTCTCTGCCCACTTAGAATACAATGGTGCAGGGAATGTAGCACCCGCACCAGTTACCTGTGCATATGCAATGTTTGATACTAATAATAGAACTGTAAGTAATGTTTTCATTTTTTATCCTTCGCAAGCTAGACACTCGTTACCCTGAGCAATGGCAGTCATGTCTAATTCTTTGATTATGTTTCGCTCAATTCGTTTTGATATCTTATCTGCCTTACCAATCTTTTCACTACGGCAATAATATAGTGTTTTTAGTCCACGTTTCCATGCTAAGAAATGACATGCATGTATATATTTGATATTTGCATCTGGTCTAAAGAATAGATTTAATGATTGTGATTGATCAATATACAGTTGTCTATCTGCAGCATGTTCAATTACCCATCGTTGATCTATTTCCATTGATGTTTTGAATATATCTTTTTGATATTCATCTAAAATATCTAGGTGTTGAACTGAACCATCATTAGCAATAATACTAGACCAGATATCATTATAATCATTTTGGTTAACTAAACCAGAATCATCTGCTAATTTAGTTTGAATGAATCTATCTAACCATTTGTTCTTTGCTAATGACGATCCAGATAATGTATCCTGACGATAAGCATTAGCACGATAAGGTTCAATAGAAGGACTAGTGTTTCCCATAATGATAGAACTGGAAGCATTTGGTGCAATAGCCATAAGATGGGAGAAACGCAAACCACTGCCAACAGCATCTGGAGCTTCTCCTCTAAGTTGCCCCAACTCTTTATTGGCTTCATCTAGTTTACTCCTTATATGTTTGAACATTCTAATGTTAGCAGATTTAGCAGATGCACTTTCAAATGCAATTAGGTTCTTTTGTAGATACGCATGAAAACCGAGAGCGCCAACACCAATAGACCGTTCACGCATAGCAGAATATCGTGCCCTTGATATGCTGTCAGGAGCATTATCAATGAAATACTGAAGAACATTATCGAGCATCTCTGCGGTGTCTCTAAGAAATAATTTATCATCTTTCCAATCATCATAATACTCCAAGTTAAGTGAAGATAAACAACATACTGCTGTTCTATCTTTATCAGTCGGTAGAATAATCTCACTACATAAATTGCTTTGTTGAATCTTTAATCCTAATTTCTTTTGAAACTCTGGCATCTTAGCATTACTTGTATCAATGTAATGAATG